TTGCTTCGATTTCGTCCCATACGTCGCCACAGGCCGGCATGATGGCGTCGCCATGCTCGGCGAATTCGTCGAAGACGGCTTTCACGCAGGCTTTGCGCACGTCTTTGTTGTAGGTCTTGCTGTCCATCGGACGCTCCTTTGGTTGTGGATTTCAGGCTTTGAATTGTTTGATGCTGTCGATCGGCTGGAGCAGCACTGCAGTGAATTGGAAGAGGGTCATTCCAAACATGTCGGCGATTTTTTCCAGATCACTTACGGTGAAGTCTTTCTTGCCGGTGAGTTTCTTGTTCGCCAGCGGCCTTTCGCATCCAATCGCTTTGGCTATGTCTTCTTGCGTCATGCCCCTTCGAGCCATCTCCCCTCGGATATTGGCTCTCATGAGTTCCGTTTCGCTTGTCACCCAACCTCCTTTCTCGTTTCGTTGCTGATTACAGATAGTACTTATTTGGATACTCTTACGAGAGTACTTAATTGATTACTTTACAAAAAGTACACAATTGGGTATCATGGAGCCATGGGAACAAGAGCTAACACTGACGTTACCGCCGGAGCGCGGAGCGTCATGGAATACTGCAAAGCACTGCAATCCAGGAGCGGTATGACCGCTACGGATTTCGCCGCGAAATGTGGATTCAGCCGCAACTATTGGTTCGTCCGTGCCCGGTTCGACGCACCCTTGACGGTATCGGACTGCGAGCGAATCGCCAAGACATGCGGGATGACATTGCGTCAGCTATTCGCAAACGCGCTGGCAGCACAGGAAAAAAAAAGAACCGCCGAAACCCTCAACAAGCTGCAGAGGGGCGACGTGGCCCTTGCGGCGTATCGGGCCGCTGGCAAGCGGGAGGCCATTAATGGAGAGGCGGGGCCGGATTACGACGAG